AACGCGCTATGGGGCGCGGGGACCGCTGAGACCGCACCCGACTACGACCCGCTCTTGAGCATCTACTGACGTGGAGGACTGATGGGCTTGTTCTCCCGCCGTAAGAAGGCCGACGAGCGCGCCATCTCGTATAACGACGTCTGGTCAACGGGTGGCGATGTCACCTCGATCACCGCGACCACGATGGACTCGGCGCTCCGGCTGGCCCCGGTGTATGCGTCCGTTCGACTCATCTCTGACCAGGCCGCATCCCTGCCGCTGAAGGCGTACCGCCAGTCCGGTGAACTGCGTGAGCCGATGGCCGCTCCCGAACTCCTGCGCTCACCCGCGCCGGGTGTGTCGCTGTTCACCTGGAAGCAGCAGGCCGTCTCCTCGATGCTTCTGCGGGGTAACGCCTTCGGCTACATCACCGCGTTCTCCGGCACCGCCGCCAAGCAACTCGTGTGGCTCCACCCGGACAAGGTGCATGTGGACGAGTCCACGGGCATCCCGATCTACCGCCACAACGGGCAGATGCTCGACTCGTCCCGCGTCGTTCACGTTCCCGGCCTGACCGTTGCCGGCTCCTGCGTGGGCGTGTCGCCCATCGCTGCGTTCCGCACGGTCATCGAGTCGGGCCTGTCGGCGCAGCAGTTCACGCGCGATTGGTTCGCTAACGGTGGGCCGATTGGTCCGGGCTCGCACCTGAAGAACACCGAGCGCACCCTGACCGAGGATCAGTCGCAGGTCATCAAGTCCCGCTACCGCGCGTCGGTGAAGTCGGGTGACGTGATGGTGACGGGCTCCGACTGGACGCTGACGCCGCTCACGGTGAAGGCCGATGACGCCGCGTTCGTCCAGACCATGCGCCTGAACGCCACGCAGATCGCGTCCATCTACGGCATCCCGCCGGAGATGATCGGCGGCGAGACGGGCACGTCACTGACCTACTCGACGGTTGAGCTGAACTCGCTCAACTTCGTCACCTACACCCTGCGCCCCTGGCTGGTTCGGCTGGAAGAGGCGCTGTCGGCGGTCATGCCGCAGCCGCAGTTCTGCCGGTTCAACGTGGACGCCCTGCTCCGCGCCGACACCCTGACGCGCTACCAGGCGCACGAGATTGCCATTCGTTCGGGATTCCTCACCACTGATGAGGTCCGGCTGATGGAAGACCGCAAGCCCCTCACGCCTGAGCAGCAGGACGACAGCGGGAACACGACTGGAGGTATGGCATGAGCAAGCCCACCGAGCGCCGTTCGGTGCGCGGCCTTGTCGAGGTTCGTGCCGCTGATGGCGCTATGCGAATCGGCGGCTATGCGGCCAAGCACAACACCCGCTCACAGAACCTCGGCGGGTTCGTGGAGACCATCGCCCCGACATTCTTCCGCAAGTCCGAGGGTGACGGCTGGCCGGGAGTCATGGCCCGCTACAACCACGACGACAACATGCTCCTCGGCACCACTGATGCCGAGACTCTGCGCCTGAGTGTGGACGACACCGGCCTGTTGTACGAGGTGGACCTCCCATCGTTCCGCGCCGACGTGTACGAACTCGTCCAGCGCGGCGACGTGCAGCGTTCATCCTTCGCGTTCATCACCATCGAGGACGACTGGAGCCTGGACGAGAACGGCTTCCCGCTCCGCACGCTGGTCACTGGCCGCACCGTTGACGTTGCCCCGGTGAACACCCCCGCCTACATGGACACCTCGACCGGCCTCCGCACTCTCGCTGAGGCCCGGTCCATCCCCGTCGAAGACGTGGCGCGCATGGCCGCAGAAGGCACCCTTGCCGACCTGCTGTCCAAGGCCCCCACGGTCATCGACCTCGGCATCCGCTCGGAGCCGACCCCCGACCCCGCCCCACCGGAGCAGCCCTCCAGCACTCCGTCCGGGCGCGTCCAGCTCTTGCTGCGCGAGTTGGAGTTGAAGAACAAGCAGTAACGCGGCAGGTCTTCGCCACCGCACCCACCACCACCTAACCCCCGTGCAACCGCCGGGGGTTTCTGCATACCTGAAGGGAGTAGTCGTGAACGACTACATCAAGCACCTGAAGGAGCAGCGGGCGAACGCCTGGGAGCAGGCCAAGGCCCTGCTCGACACCGCTGCCTCCGAGAACCGTGACCTCTCCGCTGAGGAAGAGGTCGTCTACGCCCGCATGAACGAGGAGATCGACGCCCTCGGCACCCGCGCCGAGTCGATGCTGGCCGACGAGCAGCGTGCCCGCGAGACCGCTGACGCGCTGTCGAAGATCGGCATTGAGAAGCCCGCCCCGAACGCTGACGACTCGTTCCGCCGGTTCGCCAACGGCGAGACCCGCTCGTTCGAGGTCCGCGACCTGACCAAGGGCTCGGCCACGGCTGGCGGCAACACCGTCCCGACCTCGTTCGGCGGGATGCTGTGGGAGCACCTGATCGAGACCGCAGCGATTGCCGGTGTCGCCACGGTGTTCAACACCTCCTCGGGCGAGAACTTCGAGGTTCCCGTCACGTCCACGCACGCCACTGGCGCGCTGATCTCGGAAGGCTCCACGCTCACCGAGTCGGACGCCGCGTTCGCCAAGCGCACGCTCGGCGCGTACAAGTACGCCTACTCGTTCCAGGTTGCCTCCGAGCTGCTTGAGGACACGGGCGTTGACCTGACCGGGTACTTCGCGCGTCAGGCCGGCAACGCGCTCGGCAACGCCCTCGGTGCCGACCTCGCCACGGGTAACGGTTCGTCCAAGCCCTCGGGCGTGGTGCAGACCTCCACCCTCGGCGTGACCGGCGACGCATCGGTGGTCGGTGTCCCGACCGCTGCCAACCTGATCGACCTCTACTACTCGGTCATCAGCCCGTACCGCAACTCGTCGAGTTGTGTCTGGCTGTTCCGCGACTCGACTGCCGCGAAGATCCGCAAGCTCGTTGACAACTCCGGCGGCGCTGGTGTCGGCAACTACCTGTGGACCCCGGGTCTGGGCGAAGCCCCCGACACGATCCTCGGCAAGCGCGTCGTGATCGAGCCGAACATCGCCGCCACCGCGCTCAGCGCCAAGTCTGTTGTGTTCGGTGACATGAGCCGCTACTTCGTCCGCATCGCGGGTGGCGTCCGGTTCGAGCGTTCCGACGAGTTCGCCTTCCAGAACGACCTCGTGACGTTCCGCGCGATCCTGCGCGGCGACGGTGTTCTGGGCGACCAGACCGGGGCTGTCAAGCACTACATCGGCAACGCGGCCTGATCCGTTGCTCGACTCTCGCGCATCAGTTTCGGCTGGTGCGTGGGGGCCGATCAACGGCTCGAAGGGAACGCCATGAAGGTTGAGATGAAGGTGCGACTGTCCGGCACCGTGAACGGCCAGGACTACCCGCAGCGCGGGGGTGTGCTGGACACGACCGACGCTCACGGCGCGGAACTGTGCGCCGCTGGCCTCGCTGTGCCCGTTGTCTCTGAGCCCGCAGTGGAGCGCGCTGTCGCCCCCGAGGTGGAGAAGCGCACCACGCGCAAGCGCACCGCCAAGCCATGACGTTCCGCAAGTGCGCCGTCTGTGAGAACGAGTCACGACCGCACCCGAAGAAGAGTTGCTCGGACGAGTGCGCCGCAGAAGCCCTGCGCGCCAAGTCCCGCCGCCACTATCACCGCACAGCCAAGCCACAGCCCCCCTTGCCGCCCATGGATTGCCATGTCTGCGGCACGTCATTCACCCCGCGCACCAAGACCGCGCGCTACTGCTCGGGCGCGTGCCGGGGTAAGTCGCAGATCGCGGCGCGCACGGCAGTCAAGGGGTCGCGTTGCTGCTACAAGTGCGGCGTCGGTGTTCAGGTCGCACCCAAGACGCCGGGGCGAGTGGTCTGTAGCGACTGCCGCGCCGAGCCGCTCAAGGAGAACCAACGGCGGAACGAGCGCAACCGCACGCTGCGCCGGTACGGGATAACCCAGGACGACTACGACCGGATGCTCACGCTGCAAGGTGGGCGCTGCGCGATCTGCGCGACCGATGACCCTGGCAAGAAGTCCTGGTGCATCGACCACGACCACGGCACAGGGGCGGTACGTGGCCTGCTGTGCAGCCTGTGCAACGTCGGCATCGGGAACCTGCGCGACGACACGGACATCTTGCTTTCGGCGGTGTCGTACCTGGAGCGCCACAAGGCCCTCGCTCAGACCGGCCCGCTCCGCACCCTGCCAAACGCCTAATCGTCCCGCCCTTGGTGAAGGGGAAGTCACCTGGGGCGGGTCACAAGCCGGAGGTAGCCCGTGGGAACAACCTGGGGCGACCTACGAACCTGGGGCCAGCTCGACCTGTGGTGGATTCCTAACGCCATCCAGGGCGCTCCGAGCGTCACTGTCTCCGCCGCCTCGAGCGCGGGTGGAAGCACCATCGCCACGGGCGCACAGTCCGGCAACGCTGCCGCTGAGTCGTTCGCTTCCGCCGCCCGCATCGCCGTGGCTTTCGCCGGCAACGTCGTGGAGTGCGCCACCACCGCTGAGGCAACGGTCGTGTCTACCGAGACCGCCAACGCCGCACTTGAGGTCACCGCATCCGCTACCGCTTCTGCGGTTCGCATCCCTCCCGCCGACGTCCCCGCTGGGGCGCTGCGGAGCCGAATCCGTTCCTAACCGAAAGGGCGCGTCGTGTCTGAGCCGAACGTCGTCGCACAACTCGTCGCTACCGCAACTGCGGAAGTGGTTCACCCCGATGGCTCGACCGATGAGGAGAAGGACGCATGACTGTAGGAATCAGCGGGGCGAACCTCGCAAACAAGGTGCTTGACGGCATCACTCGCACGGGATCGTTCCCGACCGCTGGCACGCTGTTCGTCAAGCTGCACACGGGCGACCCCGGCTCGGCTGGCGCATCGAACGCTTCCGGCGTCACGACCCGCTCTGCCGCCACGTTCGGCTCGGCTGCCTCTGGTGGCGTGGGCACGATGACGAACACGCCTTCGTGGTCGATGACCGGCACCGAGACGATCTCGCACATCTCGCTGTGGGACGCCTCGACCTCCGGCAACTTCCTGTGGAGCGTGGCCCTCACCGCCTCGAAGTCCGTCAGCAACGGTGACACGCTCAACCTGTCGTCGCTGACCCTGACGTTCACGCCCATCGCTGCCTGACTTCTTCTACTAGTCGCCAGGAGGCGTCGTGCCAGGTCCGTACACGCGCGTCGCCTCCGGCGACCCAGGCAACTCGGGTGCGACGTCGGCGGTCACCATCGTCAATGCGCATTCGAGTGGCCTGGAGGCGCTGGAGTACCGCACGTTCAACGTGCGCGACTATGGGGCCACGGGCGACGGATCAACCGATGACACGACGGAGATCGCCGCTGCGATCACGGCGCTCAATGCTGCGGGTAGTGGCGTACTGCTGTTCC